GGAAAGCCGAAGCCAGTTTGCAGGATATTTTATATTATCATGCGTAAATGGAATATCGACTTGAAGTGGTGAACCGTTGAGAAGAAACATGATTACTCCTTATCGAGCGCGAGAAATTCGAAATGGCGATTCAGCGAACGCCATGTATATAATTGTATTACCATTGCCATTTTGTGCAGCGCCTAAATCTCTTAGTTTAAATCCGTTAGACAGAATATCAACAGCGTTCCAACTAGATGATTCTGCATTTGAAAGATTAGCGGCAAGTTCAGCACTTACTACGTTGTATGTGCTTCTGGATGTGTCAACAATTTCCCAATCATATCCAGCGCCACCAACTGAAGCATTTTTTAAAATAATAAAGCGGGGGCGGAAGCCGCAATATACAAACGGCCCATCGTTGCTTCCGTTTCCAACAAACGAACCCATAGCACTATAGCCAGAGACAGCGGCGAAGCAGTAGGCGACGTAAGTTGCTCCATTAGTATTTACGTTATTTGCGTTACTACTTCCGCTTGTAAACCCAAAAGTAGACGATGTAGGACTTGTTGAAATTGCTCCTTCAGTTGTTCCTGAAATGTTACTTGCTGCACTTGTTCCATTTAATGCAAGGTAAGTTCCAGCACTTAATGATGAATGATAAACAGACCAGCCCTTTACTATGCTTCTTCCTTTTACAATTATCATATTTGGAGTTACGCCAAGACCATGACCAACAGTGGCAGATGAAGAACCATTTCCCGTATAAGTCACAATACTAAACCCAGCAGTAGGATTAGCCGACACGGTAGATGTGATGGTGCCAGAGGTGTTGGTTACGCCTGTGCCGCCAGCTTTCCATTGCCAGCCGATGTAACTAGAACCATTTCCGTTGAACGATACGTTTGAAGTAGCCGCAGTAAATCCATTTGAATTTAACGTAAATGTTCCCGGAGTTGCTTCTTCTGCGCTAGTTGCATCTGTTCGCAATCTGTTGCCTGTCCCACGAACAACATCAATTAGATTGTGTTGATCTGCACTACTACGAGATTTTAACCAGACAAAATCAGGCTGGAATGTAGTTCCTATAGTATTATTGTTTGAGTTTAAGACAGAAACAGATGTGCCATTTCCCGTATATGTCGTAGCCGCCATATACTGTGCGCCATTAGCAATGCTTGGTGCTGGTAAGTTATATGTATTCAGCGCATTAAAGCCAGTTGGCGGGGTGTAGGAGAATGGGCGTTGGCCGAAATTAATTGCACCTGATTCACCGCTGCCATAAGTTGCAAGTGAAACAACGCTAGCATCTGTAGTTGTCGCAATATTTATAGCACCTTGAGATACGTTATTTACATAAAATGTAACCGTTCTTTGAGCGGAATCTAAATCAACCGCCATACCGATAACATTATTTACGGCCCAAGCTGAACCGTATGAAGTAGCTGCTGAATTATAAAACTTTTGACCAGCCTGATTGTAAGATACGCCAAAAGTATTCCCACCAATTATGTTTCCTGCAGCAACAGAATATAATGGTCCAAACCCAAAATATGGATATGTATTGACTGCGCTATTGGCAAGAAATGTTAATTCACAATACCATTTACCGCTTGTAACAGATATACTTGATGCAACAATATTTGGCGCACTACTGCTTGCTGTTGCTTTTAAATTGCCGTCAGTTATTGTTGCTGCTATTGATGTGCCACCATTAACATTTTGAATAGGGTTCCACACTGCATAATTACTTGCACTCGCACTCACCGTAGGCGAGTCAATCATGCTGTCGTATGTCGTGCCAGCCGTCAGCGAGATGTTGTTAGGTGTAAAGTTGTTGCCGTTGCCTGACGAGTCTGCGACGAGCGTAGTTGTGGATGTTGTATCGCTGAACGGCAGATAGAAACCATTAGTGCCGTATGTGCCAGTGTATTTCTTTGGTTGCCATACGCCGTTCGTGTCGTAGGCACCGAATGAGGATGGCGTGAGTGCTTGACCGTCGATGAAATTTACTTCGGCGAGGTAGCCGTCAAAGTAAGTTCCAGCAGCGTAAACACCATTTACAACTTGTGCGCCAATTGAATGTAATGTGCTTGCATGGTTAAATGAATATGTTGTGTTAGAAACAGTTGTGCCTGTCGTTGTTTGAGCAACGCCATTCACATAAATTGTCACTGTCGTTGTCGTTGCATTATACGACAAAAGAACATGATACCAAGCGGAAGGGTCACGATAAACAGCGTTTGTTACAAGATTAACTGTTACGGCTCCGCCAGTAAAAAATTGTAATTGATCTGACGTATTGAACCGAAAACCGTCATAAGCAGGGGATGCCCCGGTGCTTGCATTAAAAAGTGAATTTAAAATTCCAAATGTTCCGCGCTTTACCCAACCGCTCCAAGTCCAAATTTTTTCGTTTGTAGGGGTTCCAAAAGTTCTATTTAAATACGCACTTGCAGACGAGCGGAAACGCAAGCTACGATTGATGTTGTAGCCACCTAATGAACCCATCATTAAGTTATTGACTTCGACAGGTAATCCCATTTGTCACCCGATATTGGTCAGAAGTTGAGCCGCAATGCTTGTTGAGTTTCTTACCGTATAAACCAACACATCAATCGCATTAGCCGTTGTTGTCAGCGTAGGAGCCGTCTGAGACGGGAAGTCCCAATAGGACGAGTAAGCCAGCGTCCGAGAACCTGTGCCGTCCTGAGCGATGAAGATTACACCAGACTGACCAGCCGTAAGGTTTGTCGGGTTGCCGAGCGTCCGGTTGCCACCAAGCGTTACCGAGAAGTTGTTGCCGACCGACATATCGACAGCAATCGTCGAGGCATCCGTCAGCGCATCAATCGCCATATATGCATTGCCAGTTGCCGACATCGCGCCTGAAAATGTATTGGTTCCCGATAGCGTATTATTACCAGTCAAACTTGGAGTATTGGCAAAACTTGTGACTGCATCAGTCGTTTGATTGAGAGTTACAATCGAAATCCAAGCATCGTTGTCTTCATTTCTAATCTTTAGAATATCATTGGCAGTATCATACCAAAGTTGATTTGCATAAGTTGTCGATGGAGCCGTAGCACCAGATGAGCAACTCGCTAACGCCTGAAGATTGGCGTTCAAATCCGATCTGAAGGCTGGGAAGCCTTGATTCGAAATAATGAAATCTTCCTGAGACATTAGACCACCACCTTGCCATATCCGCGAGCGACATAATCAAAAGTTCTTGAAACAGCCGTTCCAGCGGAATTTCTGAAAATAATACTGAATCCGGTCGTTGATTTACTAGAAATAGCATAATAATCGCCAGAAGCCATATTCTGAGCTGATATTCCGATCCCGTCCAACGATTTATAAGCAGGAGAGAAAGTCACCGAATAAGACCCTGCGCCTGAGACTATATCATCCCCAGATATAACACGATCTGGCATATCGACGCTAACCGATAGATTCGTTATCGATGGTGAAGAATTGCCATTCAATGAAGTTAAATATGCACGAAACTTGAATGCTCTTGCCGAGTAATCACCTACAACGAAATTCTGCCATGATGACCAAGTTGGAGAAGCCGCAGGATCACCATCTGTCGTTGCAATCTGAAGAGCCACAGAAGTATCATCAAAGGCCGTTGCGGTTCCGTCAAAGTTACCCGATCGATCATCAAAATTGCCAAGAGCAGAGTCGAAAAGATCAGTGTAATCGATGCGGATATTATTCAAATTTGCTGTAACGCGACTCGTATATTTCTCAGTCAAATCGACATAGTTGGCAAATTCATAATAACCGGAAGTCGCAATGGTCCCGCCACCAGCATCAAAAAGACCACCTTGATCATCAAAATTGCCAGCCGTTGAATCAAATAAACCGGATGTGTCTAATTGAATCCATGTCGAGATGCCGTCCGTTGTTTTTACAACCGAAGTTTTGACTCCAGAAAACGCAGGATTTTCGGTCACCGTAGCAACCACATTCAAATCATTAACATTTGAGATATTTGTAAGAAGAATAACCTCTGCCGCATTTGCAGATACATAATTCAACTTATCGACTGCTTTGACAAAATACGTTCCTTGTCGAGACGGAACAATGATCGAATTAGCTGGGCGCGATACCTTATCAATCAAATCTATTGAATTTTGATAAGTCGCACCCGATGTCGATGCTGAATAGCGAACCTTATAATGCGACAGATCAAGATCGGAGATCGGAGTCCATTGAAGAATAGCACTCCCGCCAATCGAGTTTATTGATAAACCAGTGACATCAGATGGCGGAGTTGTTTTACCAATAACTTGATAGGCAAGCGTCTGATAATCAGATTTTACACCGAGGAATGTAACTGCTCTCGCGCGAATATCATAATAAACGCCATCCTCGACCTTTAATATCTCATATTTACCCTGCGTTGATTTATTAGTTTCAGTATAAACAGAATCGCTCTGTTTTTTATAAGAAACCTCATAATCAGTGACAAATGGATTTGCTGAAGAAACATTCAATAGCAATACAGTTACAACATCTTGGTTAACTGCTCTCAATTCATCTGAAGCCGTAATTTGTGGAGCATCAACTGAACCATAATTTGGCAGAGAAGTATTATCTCGCTCAATAGCTTTTTCATCTGCGTTCCAGTTGAAAACAGATGATGAAATTTCACGAAGAGTCAAATCAACTCCAAATACAGGAGATTCATTTGAGCCTTCTATAGCAAAGTTAAAATTGATTACTTCAAATGGTTTTGAACTAAATCCGTATCTGGAATTAGTCACCATAATCGTATCACCGACCTCGATCTGAAATGCTGTCATTTTACACTTCAATTCAAGAGTCATTTGCTGGCGATGACGATAAAGAATAATCTTTGCCAATCTTTGAGCCATCGATGAGGAAGTTGTAAATGGCAAAGTCACATCAAAAGATGATTCAATGTTATTATCATCTGCGATAAATGTAGTTGATTTTATTGCTGGAAAATCAGTTGCTTGCCATCCATCATCAGGCGAAACAAATACGCCTTTAACAATATTGAAATTATCACGTTTTGAATGGCGAGTAACAAGATTGATAGGAGCGCGAAGATCATTATCCGTAAGTGTTACAGTTGGAGTATTATATGCCGCCGCGTTCATATTCCATTTGCCACCGGAATAGAAAACCATTCCACCGCAAGATGTCAGCAAATCTTCAAGAACTGATTTAGGCGTTCTATCGCTATAAATAACACCATGAGTTTCATAGCGTTTCTCAGTGCCACCAGCCGCAAGAGTTACGTTTTCATCGCATATATTAGCCGCCGCGTTAAATGTTGTTGTATTACATTCAGTTAATGATGCTCCAAACCCATAAGTTGAATCTCTAAGATAATCCAAAATACAAAGAGCAGGATTTGCAGAATAACCAGTCGTTGCTGTTCTCGGATCATAAACCTTTTTCCCTCGAACAATCGCTTTAACAGTAGGCCGTCCGTTTGGATATGCTTCCTGATCAAAAAGTAATCGAGCATAGATATATGCCACACCAGATAGCTTATGCGATGAAGTCCACAATCCTGCCGATTCAGCAATCAAATCAGGATCAGCAGATTGTGTAGTTGTTCCAAGATATGTCTTGATTCTTGCCTTGCCAGCGTATTGCGCTGGAGCCGTTACGTTTCCTGATCCATCGAGTGTAAGTTCATCATCATTAAAATATATTGCGTCAAATGCCGTAACTTCATGACCAGCAACCGGAATGATCATGTGCAAATAATTGTTATGATTTGTTGTCTCAGCATAAACAATCGGTCCAGCCGTCATCACTCGACCATATATGATCTGACGAGTTGCCAGTGAATCTGTGAAGTTTTCTTCTCTCTGGGTTATTCCTCGATAATCTGGAACAGTCGGTTGATCCTGAGATGAAAGATAAGAGGCAACCGCTGTCAAGCCAGCCGTAACAACCAATCTGCCAAAGAACGAACCGACAAAAGCCGCGAACTCGGTAAATCCAAGAGCCGATGCGGCACTGGCAATAAGCGTAACAGGATCGGCCTTGGCTGGCTCCGAAAGCGTTAATCCGACCAGAAATGTCGAGGCAAGGAGGAATTTCCTAATCTTCATACCTTCCACCCGAACAATGCCGTTTCAATAGAATCGAACTGCAAAGATGACTCTCCAACAAGAGCGATCTTTGTTCCTAGACATACTCCAATCGAGCCGCCAACTCCATCAACATTGACCGAAAGTGCTGAATTATGGAAAACAAGATCGCCTCTGGATAAGAGCATTTTTTCCTTACGAGGTAAGAATTGATCGACAGATTCAGCAAGATCGAGCGTTTTGCAGAACTTTTTCAGTCCTTTTTGAGCCGATTTCAAATCATTGTAATCAAATGGCGGAAATAGATTTATCCCATATTGAGCCTGATAAGCACCATCAGCAAATCTAACGCAATCGAACGAACCCCATGCAAATGCCTTTGATCGGCAGGAGTTGATATATTCGTCAAGTAAGGACTCCCAATGCGGAACCTTATTCACGACCCCAGATAATTTGCTTGCTTTGGAGATCATTGACGAAATCAAACCCTTTGTCTGTCGGATAAACCCGCTTTTGATCCTCAGAAGTATAACGCCAAATTCGAGGCCGCTCCAGATCGATTAGACGCGATTCTATCGATACCGAAACAGTAAGAGTGTCACCAGTATCGTTAATTGACATCTGATCGATCAAACCGGAAAAAACCTGAACCGCATCCGAAACCTGACCAGATAAGGCAAAATAGATATTAGCCGTCCGGTTTTGATATTTCTCAGTCAGCGCGATCCCTAAAACCTGAGGATTGATTCCAGATAATGAAATCTGAATTCCTTTTGCCGCGATGTCTGTCGTATCTTCCATCGAGGAAATCGCCAGAAGCGTTCCTGCGCCAATATATGAAAACCCGTTATAGGTAACATTTCCTATTCCAGACCATAGACGAACGGCTCCAGAATCAAACTTCAATTCAACCAGAAGGATCGGCTGAATTGCAGATGTTTGAAGCGCACTCGCAAATCCTGCCGCAAGACTTCTGGTCATAGTGCCTCAACCGCAGAAAAATTGATTCCATAAACGGAAGCATTGTCGATCGAAAAAGACGCATCCGAACTTGATAATCTAAACAATCCTTTTGCACCTGAGACTGTTACCGTGGCATTATCTGATGGCGAAGATCGGAGCGAAGGCCAAATATCGAGCGAAACCTGACCGCTCCCATTCGAATTAGCATCCGCAAGAACCTTATAAAGTTGGCTCCCCGAATCAGAACCAAGCTGAATATAATCTCCAGCCTTTAAATATCCTGTCGCGCTATTTGGTGCGCCATCGATATTAAGCGTGGAGCCTGTTTGTGATGCACCGTTCACAAGAGGCGTTCCTGGAGCCGATGAAGCCGTTCCTCTTGCAGTTGCACCAAGAGGATCACCGAGAAGGAATGTCCCATAAGCACCATTTAAAGAGATGAGAAATGCAATCCATTCTTCTGCCGATGCGCGTTTCATTGGCGGGAGCGTTACAGATGCTTCCCACCTAGAACCCTGATGTTGCATCACCTGAGTTGTTAAAGTGAATGGCGAAGTTGCAACAGCCACGGAATTACGAGCAGTAATGACAATATTTGCCAATCCGGTAACTGTCGGGAGAGATAAAGGATAAGTGATCGCCATAATTAACCACCAAATGCGTTAGCAAACGAGCCGCCACGCCTTTTTGCATCGATAACTGCCGCCTTTGCCGCATTTGAGATTTGAGGCAAGAGGCTTTGAATTTCAGCACGAACAGTTTGCTGAACACCTGTCGAGATATTGATCGTCTGATTAACAACCACTCCAGAACTACCAGACATCATCGAATCAGGTATTATTGAACCAGATCGAGAAGGCATAAATAACTCAGGACCATTCTCACCGACAATATAAGGAGAACCAGAAGAAACAGAACCGCCAGCCGCTCTCATAGGAATCGGAGGCAAAGGAACTGATCCGCCACCTAATCCGAACATTGATAAAATATTGAATCCACCACCGCCAGATGATCCACCAAAGAATCCGCTCACCATCTGTCTAAATGTGATGCGAGCCATATCTGCAATAATAGAATCAGCAAGAGATTTGAAATCAAGCTTTCCAGTTTTCACGAAATTAACAAACGCATCTTCCATAGATTGGAAAGCGTTAACCCATGTATCTGAAACAGCCTGACCAACATTGGTAAACTCTTCACGAACTCTCTTGAGTCCATCAACCATTCCGCCTTCGAAAGAACGTTTAAATTCTTCGTTGCGTTGCATCATAGCAATTTTTTCAGCAAGCAAAGCCTCTGCTTCCTGTCTAAATGCTTCAGTATTTGAACCAGCATTTTCACGAACAGTTTTATTGATTTCGTTCATGCCTTCTTTTTGTGCTTTCAAAATATTGTATTCAGATGAAGTCATACCAACTTGCTGACCTTCAAGAGCAAGGAGATCAATCGCTTCTCTTTGTTTAATCAGATATTCTTTTAATTTATCTAAACCACCGCTTCCGCCAAGAGCATTTGATAACTGACTCTCACGAAGTAATTCAATCGCACTTTTCTGACGCGGTCCAGAAATAACAATAGGTGGAGGAAGTGGTGGAGCAGGACGACCAGATAAATTTTGATATGGATCAAGAGGCGCACCACCAAGTGAAAGCGATGTTGCATATCCTGTATTCATTCCTAATAATGCTTTATTAAACGCAGGAGCATTTTGATTAAAATTTAAAACTGATTCTAATAAAGAATTCATATAAGGAAGAAAAGCAGTTGCAATATTATTACCAACCATCTGAATATTAGAAGAAATTAGTTCAAGATTATCATTAAAGCGCTCAGATTCAGCCGCTAGTTCTGGACCAATTACAACCTTGAATTTTTCTATTGCCGCTGATCCTTCATTCAACATTGGAATGAGATCAGCACCAGCTTTTCCAAATAACTTTACAGCTAGAGCATTTTTTAACGCTCCATCTTCCATAGTTGCAAAGATATTTGAAATATCCAACATGACCGAACCAGCATTTCGGATCGATCCATCAGCGTTCTTTACATCAACGCCGAGAATATTAAATATCTTTGAAAGCTCTTTATTTCCTCCTGCCGCTTCAACAATGTTTGAACTGAGTTTTTTAAGACCGACAGCAACGCCTTCGATGCTTGTTCCTGACATCAAAGCCGCCTGAGAGAACTTCGAAAGTTCTCCAATAGCAACGCCAGTTTTTTTAGATAAATCGTTCATGCTATCAGCTTGATCGATCAGCTTTTTAAAACTGCCAATCACGCCAACACCAGCTAACGCAACACTAATAGCAGTAAAGGAGCGACTTAACATCATCGCTCCATTACCCATTTTCATCATATTAGATTGAATTGAATTGAAAGCGGCAGTAGTTTTATCAACTGCTGTAAGTTCAATTTTTAGTTGCTCACTTGCCATTCTTCATTCGCTCCGCGACAATGTTCAAATAAGCAACCCAACCAATAAACTCAGAAACAGACATTGTTTCTATTTCTTCAAGTGTCTTACCTAAACGATCCGCGAGCGCATATCTTGAAAACGCATCGGGATCGTCTCTTAGTTTTTTATTGATTCCTCAACACTTGCGGTTGCGATCATTTCATTAGCTATTCGAACAATAATATCTGGATCAACTGAGTTTAGAAGATCGCGCTTATGTTCGAGAGTGAAGATTTGTTCGCCTTTTTCGTCTTTTGCTTTCAAGATAAGACAATCAACCAAAACTTTCAGAGATGATTCCTGAGAGCCTTTGAAAATCTTATCCTTTTCCGCCAGTGTGAAAGGAGTGGAATAAATCAAGAATGGTTTTCCAGATTCACCCCACTCCGGAACTTCAATCACATTTACGTTTTTGTCTTTGAAGTGCGCTTTAGCTTTTTCAATTATGTGCATTTTGTTTCCTTAATTATGATGCCGTTGATGATGACAAGGTTCCAGTGCCTTGGAAGGCAAAAGTTGCTTCAACCATACCATCAAAAGATGCAGTGCGTTCAATCGATGTTACGATGACAGAACCATTGTAATAGGTGTCACCAGTTGTTGCGCCTTCAGGATAAAGGTTGAGAGTAACCGTCGAGCCAGATGTCAAAGCACCCTGACCTGTCGTATCGGTTTCATCCCAATAGCAAGTGACCTGACCAGTGAAAGCCGAAAGAACCGACTTATATGAACGCCAAGAATCGCCCATCGTCGTATCTTCGATCGTGTCTGCCGTATTTGTCAAAGTCCAAGAACGAACTTCAGCGATTGCATTTGTCGAAATCTTTACGATTCCTTCCGAACCCGTATGATTTGCCATTTTAAAAACTCCTAAGCTGGCGACTCTGATTCAGTTTCAGTCGTTCGATAAGAAACTTGAAACGTCATCTTAATCGAGCCGACAGGTTGCTCACCTTCTGCATTATAGTCGATAACCGT